CAGAGGAGCAGAGATTGAGAATTGAGATGCTGAAATCTAAACTGCCTGACAATGAACCTGAGAACGTTCATGATGATGGTTTTATCAAAGCATTAGAAGGGATAGTCGAAGAAACGTGGCGAGAAGAAAAATAAAGACCAGTACATTCGAATTCCAACCTTTTAGCAGAAAGCAGAATAAGGTGCTAAGTTGGTGGCTTTGGAACTCTCCAGTTCATGAGTCAGAAGGCATTATTGCTGATGGCGCTATCCGTTCTGGCAAGACTGTTTCTATGAGTCTAGCTTTCGTTATCTGGGCGATGACATCATTCAACCATCAGAACTTTGCGATGTGTGGGAAGACAATTGGCTCTTTCAATCGTAACGTCCTGAAACTGTTGTTGGTTATGATACAGTCAAGAGGTTTTAGCTACGTCTATCATCGGACGGATAACCTGATAGAAATCTCAAAAGGCGATGTGTCGAATGATTTTTATATCTTTGGTGGTAAGGACGAGAGTTCGCAGGATCTTATTCAAGGTTTGACGCTGGCAGGTATTTTCTTCGATGAAGTAGCGCTTATGCCTGAGTCGTTTGTTAACCAAGGCACAGGGCGGTGCTCTGTTACAGGTTCCAAGTGGTGGTTTAACTGCAACCCAGACGGGCCTTATCATTGGTTTAAAGTCAACTGGATAGACAAAGCGGAAACTAAGAACATGCTTTATCTTCATTTTGACATGGACGATAACCTTTCTCTTTCAGAGAACATCAAAAAGCGTTACAGAAGTCAATACCAAGGTGTTTTCTATCAGCGCTACATACAAGGTCTTTGGACGGTTGCAGAAGGTATTGTCTACGATATGTTCAGTAAAGATAAGCATGTTGTATCAACCTTGCCAGAAATGAGTAAGCTGGGCAAATATGTTTCGGTCGACTACGGTACGCAAAATGCGACCGTTTTTCTTTTGTGGGAAAAAGATATCAATGGCAAGTATTACTTGACAAGGGAATACTACTACTCAGGTCGTGACGAGAACGTACAGAAAACCAATGCTGAGTACGCTGATGATCTAACTGCTTGGCTGGGAGATACGAACATTGAAAGAATTATTATTGACCCGTCTGCTGCTTCATTCATTGCTGAATTGAAGAAGCGAGGATATAGAATCAAAAAAGCTAGAAATAATGTCCTTGAAGGTATTCGTTTTGTCGGTTCCATGCTCGGTCAAGAGAAGATAGCAGTGCATGAGAGCTGTGTGAATACGTTGAAAGAGTTCCACGCTTATGTCTGGGACGAGAAAGCCTCTGCGAATGGTGAGGACAAGCCTATCAAGCAATTCGACCACGCAATGGATGCTCTGCGTTATTTCTGCTATACAGTATTATTCAAGTCAGGAGGTATGACTGTTTGGAAATAGAAGTAATTAAAAAAATAATCTCGTCGCAGATGGTTAAGCACGGAAAGTTTGTCACGCAAGCAAGTGAAGCTGAGAAATACTATCGCAACGAGAATGATATTAAACGAAAGCGTAAGCCTGCCGATAAAAAAGGAGCAGAGAACGAAGCGAAAGCAGAAGATAATGCGTTTCGTAACGCTGACAACCGTATTAGTCACAACTGGCACCAGTTATTGCTTGACCAGAAAAAGGCTTATGCGTTGACCTATCCGCCTACATTTGATGTGGACGATAAAAGCGTTAATGATAAGATTGTAGACGTCTTAGGAGACGATTATGAACGTATCAGCAAGCAACTTTGCGTTAATGCAGGAAATGCTGGCATCGCTTGGCTTCACGTTTGGAAAGACGCTAGTGACAACTCGTTTAGATATGCTTGTGTGGACTCAAAAGAAGTGATTCCAATCTACTCAAAGTCTTTAGATAAGAAGTTGATTGGGGTACTGCGAGTTTACTCTAGCATAGATGAAACGGATGGCAAGAATTACACTGTTTACGAATATTGGAACGGCAAAGAGTGCTCTTTCTATCGTCATGAAAAAGAAAAGCCACTGGAAGAATTGGAGTCATTCCAAGCAATTTCTTTGATTGATACCATGAATGGCGACCGCTCTAGCGACAACACTTTCAAACATGATTTTGGCCTTGTTCCTTTTATTCCGTTTAAAAACAACGAAATCGAGACCAACGACTTGAAGCCAATCAAAGACCTAGTTGATGTTTATGACAAGGTCTTTAGTGGATTTGTCAATGATACAGACGATGTTCAAGAGGTTATCTTTGTTCTTACAAACTACGGTGGGCAGGACAAGCAAGAGTTTCTTGAAGATTTGAAACGCTACAAGATGATTAAGATGGACAACGACGGTATGGGAGACCAGTCAGGAGTTACAACTATTGCGATTGACATCCCAACCGAAGCTAGAAATCTGATTTTAGAGCGGACTAAGAAACAAATCTTTATCAGTGGCCAAGGGGTTAACCCTGAAACAGATAAGCTGGGGAACAGTTCTGGAGTTGCTTTGAAGTTCCTTTACTCACTTTTAGAGTTAAAAGCTGGGAATATGGAAACTCAGTTCAGAAGTGGATATGCCACACTTGTTAAGATGATTTTGAAGCATCTAGGGTTATCCGATAAACTCAAAATCAAGCAAACATGGACACGGAACTCAATCAATAACGATACAGAAATGGCTCAAGTAGTTTCTACTCTTGCAACTATCACATCAAGAGAGAATGTAGCTAAATCGAATCCAATTGTAGAAGATTGGCAGGATGAACTACGCTTGCAGAAAGCTGACCAAGAGGAACAATCTGAAAAACTCTACGACATGGAAGAGGTAGAGCATGAGTCGGAAACTGAATAAAGAAGAGAAAATTGCCTTTATCGAATCTCTTGATGACCTCAACCGAGAAGAGAAAGACAGATTGCTATATGAGCTGGCTCAGATTGACGACCTCAGCGAGATAATAGACTACATCGATAATTTATGCCGCAGAACACTAAAACGCATTACAGGGCGTTTAGAGGCGTTTGAGAGGGTATCTAAAAATCGTAGTGACTCATTACCATTTTATCTGTTATCCCTGACTAAGACTGACCAATTGAAAACCAAGCAAGAGATTGCTGGTTTTGTTAAGAAACATCCTGATTTAACAGAGTGGTCAAGGTCAATAAAGGTCAAAACAAATGCAGATGCCTTGTTTGCTGGTGTTGAGATGGATATCGCTGAAATGACTGGTAAAATCAACAAGCGAATAGAAACACATCTCAAGCAAACCTACCAAGAAACCTACTTAAATCGTGCTTACAACTACCATAAGCAGACCAAAAGAGAACCGAATTTCAAGCCTGAGCGCCTAGAAGAAGAATATCTTCAAAAGGCAATCAACGAAAACTTCAAAGGCAAGCGGTTCTCTGAGCGTGTTTGGGGTAGCAACATGGACGAACTGGTTAGTAGAGTAGAGTCGCTTGTAACCAATGATTTAAACCGAGGTTATCCCGTAGACCAGTCCAGTAAACTTCTAGCAATTGAGTTTGAACGTGCTCGTAATCGTGCAGTGACTGTTTTGCAGACGGAAACGAACGGAATTCAGGCTCAGGCAACGCTGGATGAATATCAGGACGACAATATCAAGAAGTACAGGTATCTAGCGACCTTAGAGGTTCACACATGCCCTATTTGTGGCGAGTTAGACGGTAAGGTATTTCTTGTTAAGGATGCAGAGAAAGGTGTAAATTACCCGACCATGCACCCTCACTGTCGATGTACGACGGTTCCTGCCTTAGAAAAAGGTGGGAAACGTTATGCAAGAGATATTGAAACAGGGAAAGGCTATGAGGTTGAAAGTGGTCAGACCTTCAAGGATTGGCGAAAGCAGCAGCTTGATAAGTATGGTCAGACTGCTATTAAAGACAAGCTACAAGCTGAAAGATTGGAAAAGGACAGAGTCCACAGAACCAAGGAGCAGTTCATAGCTTATAGACAGGTTTTAGGCCCTCAAAATATGCCCAAAACATTTGCAGGCTTCTATGATTTGAAGTATAATGATGCTGAGGGATATAAGGATCTAAAAGACCGCATCAGATGGGCAAAGTCCAAGTTTCCTACTGAGAAATCTTTAAATGGACATTTCGAAAGTCATGGGAAAGAGTTCGGAGCGGAAAGCCCTGAAGAATATCAACAATTGGCTAGAAATTTATTATCTTCTGTTGTCTCTAAAAATATTATAGGTTATGATACTGGAGAAAGAAGAGTTCGATTTAATCGAGAAACGGGGACAATTGCGATTGGGAAAAGAAATGCCTCAGGAAAAGCGAGAATAACAACTATGTTTAAGCCAGATGAAGGAGAGGAATATTACCATGACGACTATAAAAAAGAATATAATAATGATTGACGGATGGGAACATGTGCATTGCCCCGTATGTGGAAATTTAGTAGAAACTTATGATATTTGTGATGTTTGTCATTGGCAAAATACGGGAGCATTTAATATTGATGGCGGTCCTAATAAAATGACACTTGCGGAGGCTAAAGAAGCTTACGCAAAAGGTTTACCGATTAGATAAATAAGCACCTAGAGAAATCTAAGTGCTTTTCTTATGCTTAAAAAGGAGCGAGAAATGAAATACCGTAAAAAACCAGTAGTGATTGAAGCTGTGCAGTTTTTAGATACAGAAGAATCAATTTTGGAGTTATCAGAATTAGGATTAGATCCAGTTCGTGTTGATTATGCTGATTTGGATAATCCAGTTCTAAAGATAGAAACGCTTGAAGGATTGATGGCTGCAACAGAAGGCGATTATATTATCAAAGGTGTGCAAGGCGAGTTTTATCCATGCAAACCTGACATCTTTAAAGAAACATATGAAAAAGTAGAGGAGTAAAACATGTTTATTTGGGATTGGGTATCAATCGCTTTCGGGTGGTTGGTATTTTTGTTTTTAATGCTGTTTATCATAGCATTTGTAAAGAAAGTGATTGAAAAAATTACAAAATAATCTAACCGCATCGAAATCGAGGCGGTTTTCTTATTCTCTAACCGTATGGAATCCCGTACGGTTTTAATATTGGAGGTATTATCTTGAGGATGTATACAAAAATAGCACTAACAATTGCTGTAACAGTCATTACAACAAAGCTAGTGCTACACATAGAAGAACAGCGAAAAATCAGAGACTTACATAACCGAATCGCTAAACTAGTTCAAATTGACTAGTATCTTATGCCCTGGGCATGGCGTTAAAAGGTTCAAATATTGGACGAGTCCGTAGTCCTAACAAAAGCGGAGCGACTGGTGATGGAGAACACCTAAAAAGCCTAGCGTAGAGGAAAGGATTTTCAAAATGAAAAAAGAACAACTGGCAAACATCGGCTTAACTGAAGACCAAATTTCTCAAGTCTTCGCTTTGTATGGTGCTTCTGTCCAAAAATTAAAGGATGATGTAGCAAGTAAAGAAAGCGAATTGGAGAGCGTGCGTGGACAGCTGACACAACGTGATAAAGACTTGAATGATTTGAAGAAAAAAGGCGCAGATGTTGAAGATATTCAGCAAAAGCTAGAGGACTTACAAGCTAAGTACAAGCAAGATACAGAAGCGCTTGAGATGAAGTTAGCAGATGAGAACAAATCTCGCTTAATCGATGCTGAATTGACAAAAGCTGGCGTTCGAGACGCAGAAATTTTTGAAAAAATCTTAAACAAAGACGAAATCTCTGTAAAAGATGGCAAATTGATTGGCTTGACTGAGCAAATCGAAGCTCAGCGTGCTAAGAGTCCATATCTCTTTAACGGGGAGAAACAAGCCCAATATACGCCAAACCAAGGCGATGGGCAAGGTGCTAGTTTAGGGAATTGGGAAACTGCTATGAGCAACCCTAACTTCAACCTAACTCAATTTTTAGAACAACAAGGAGAAAATAACTAATGTCAAACGAAATTACAAAAATTCTAGACACGATTACACCTCAACAGTACAATGCCTATATGCAACAGTACACAGCTGCTAAATCTGCTTTCGTTCAAAGTGGTATTGCAGTATCAGACGAGCGTGTCTCTAAAAACATTACATCTGGTGGGCTTTTGGTCAACATGCCTTTCTGGAATGACCTTACTGGTGATTCTGAAGTTCTCGGAAACGGCGACAAAGCCCTAGAAACAGGAAAAATCACTGCTGGAGCAGACATTGCCTGCGTTCTTTATCGTGGACGTGGTTGGGCTGCCAACGAATTGACCGGTGTAGTAGCTGGTTCTGACCCAGTACGTGCAATCTTGAATCGTATCGGCGCTTATTGGTTGCGCGAAGACCAAAAAGCCTTGATTGCTACCTTGAATGGTATCTTTGCTACTGGTACTGGTGGAGAGAAAGGTGCGCTTGAAGAAACTCACGTATCAGACCAATCAAAAGCGTCTACTGGTATCGATGCAGCTATGGTGCTTGACGCTAAACAATTGCTTGGAGATTCTGCAGATCAAGTTACTGCTATCGCTATGCACTCTGCAGTTTATACTAAACTACAAAAAGACAACTTGATTCAATACATCCAGCCAACTACTGCGACTATCAACATTCCAACCTACCTTGGTTACCGTGTCATTATTGATGATGGTATTGCACCAGCAGGAGATGTTTATACATCATACCTTTTCCGTACTGGTTCAATCGGTCTCAATACAGGAAATCCAGCAGGATTGACTACATTTGAAACCTCTCGTGAAGCTGCTAAAGGTAACGACATGATTTACACTCGTCGTGCCCTTGTTATGCACCCATACGGTGTGAAATGGACTGGCGCAGAAGTTACTGAAGGAAACATCACTCCATCAAATGCTGACTTGGCTAAATTCAAGAACTGGCAACGTGTTTACGAGCCTAAAAATATCGGTATTATCGCTTTGAAACACAAAATCGGCAAATAGATTGGGTGACAGAATATGATTCAAGAATTGAAACAAGACAACACAATGTACTTGATCTCATGCGTTCGGAAAATGCGTCAGGATAATTATTTCAAAGATATGGAAGTTCTTCACTACGCTTTGACCCAAGCAGAAAACGAGATTTTGAATTATATTCACCAAGACAGTGTGCCTGGACGTTTAGAGAACGTATGGATAGACATGACCAACGACTTACTGGACAAGGTTAAGGAGCAAAGCGTGCTTGCTGAAAAAGCTGACGCAGACGACTTTTCGGTTAAGAGTATCAAAATGGGTGATACGACAATAGAAAAGATTAGTCCTTACGAAATGATTCAACGAATGAAACAAGTGCCGTCATCACTTGAGCGCTACAAGCGCCAGTTGAATCGTTTTAGGAAGCTACTATGACCGAATATGCTAAGACAGTCTTTGATTGTTTGTATGACTGTAAAATGACGGTTAAAGGTTATACAGAGCAAGAGATAGACGGTTTGACCAGTATGTCAGAAAGCGTGCTATTAGAGGACATTCCTTGCAGGATTTCGCAAATGAGTAATAGTTCAACGAACGGGAGCGACTATCAAGCCAATGGCTACGATATGAAACTCTTTTGCTCTGTTGTCTATGATATCCCTGCAGGTTGCAAGATTGAGGTGACTGATAGAAATGGGCACGTTAAAGTGTTTACACGTTCTAATGTGCCTATTGATCAGTATTGGTCACATCAAGAAATTGCTATTAAGCTAGAGGGCAAGTCATGAGTGGCAGTTTTGATTATCGTAGTTTCGCTAAGTTTGCTAACAACTTCAACAGGAATGCGAATCATGCGAAAGTAGACCGATTTATGAGACAGACCTTGAATTATGAAGGCACAGAACTAAATTCCAAAGTAAAAGAGAGAACGCCTGTCGGTGTTTATACGGATCATTGGGTGGAGTTCACAACCAAAGATGGCAAACACGTCAAATTTTGGGCAAGTGCTCATGGAAAACAAGGTGGAACCTTGCAAAAAGACTGGTCTAAAAGCCGTATTGAAGTATCTGGACGGACCTATAAGCAGAAAGTTTATAACAAGGTCTACTATGCCCCACACGTTGAGTACGGGCATAAGACAGTTAATGGTGGCTTTGTCCCAGGGCAATTTTTCCTTCATAAAACGGTTGAAGATACTAAAAGCGATATGGAAAATCGTGTCCGTGGTAAGTATGATAGCTGTATGAGAAAGGTAGTGTTAGGAAATGGCAAATAAAGGCTTTCGGTTAGTCGAGGAGTTAGTTAGTCATATCAAGGGGTTATATCCTGACATCAGGATTTATCTGGATGAAGTAGAGCAAGGTTTTAAAGAGCCTTGTTTTTTTATCCATGTGGTTGATACTAAGTACACCCCAGAAGCCAATAAGTATGTGAAAGTACGTTCTAAAGTGGATTTGTCTTATTTTCCTCCTAAGAAAAAGCGTAGCGAGTGTTTAGCCATGCAGGAAGAATTGAGTTATAAACTCTTACACTTGCCGACGATTCATTTATTTGACCGTCAGTATGAAGTGGTTGACAACGTTCTGCATTGTATTTTTAACGCAAGCACACGCTTGAAGTTAGAAGAGGAAGATATCAAACAACGTGAATTGAAAGTGAAAGAAGAGGTAAAAGATGGATAATGTAGACGGAATTGTGTTCCCTACTGCGGACATTTTGGAAAGTAGCGCTTTTACCAACGGAGAAAAAGACATCTTGGGGGCTATTTTAGACCCAGAAGAGTCTTATAGCTTGGGAGAAGCAAGAGCAAAACTAGAATACGAACTAGGAAGGAAGATTAACTAATGGCAGGTGGAATTTGGAAACGCCAAAATAAAGTAAGACCAGGTGCTTACATCAACGTCAAATCAAAAGACATTGCAATGACTCGCCTTGGCGGTGACGGTGTCGTAACAGTACCGTTGGCGCTCAGTTTCGGTCAATCAAAGAAATTGATGAAAATCCGACGTGGTGAAGACCTATTTAAGAAGCTAGGTTATGAGCAAGAAAGCCCACAGCTTTTGTTGCTGAACGAGGCATTCAAACGTGTGAGTGAAGTCTTGCTTTATCGTCTGAATACAGGCGAAAAGGCAAACGTAAGCCTTTCGGACAACGTAACGGCTCAAGCTAAATATAGCGGCGTCCGTGGGAATGACATTACAGTAACGGTCAAAACAAACGTAGACGACCCAAGTTCATTTGATGTTGTCACATTCCTTGATACAGTGGTCATGGACTCGCAAACTGTAAAAGTCTTGGCCGATTTAAAAAACAATGATCTAGTTGAGTTTTCAGGAACTGGAGAACTGCAAGCGGTGGCTGGTGCTAAACTTACCGGCGGTACTGATGGTGCAGTCTCAACCCAAGACTACTCAGAATACTTCAAGGCGCTTGAAACAGTTGAATTTAACTACATGGCTTTGCCAGTAGAAGACGCTTCTATCAAGAAGGCGGCTATCAACTTTATCAAACGTATGCGTGAAGACGAAGGGCTTGGCGCCCAATTGGTTGTTGCGGACTCAGACGCAGACAGTGAAGCAGTCATCAACGTTAAAAATGGCGTTATCTTGTCTGATAAGACAGTTATTGATAAGACGAAAGCGACTGTTTGGGTTGCAGCAGCAAGTGCAAATGCTGGTGTTGAAAAATCATTGACTTATGAGAAGTACGAAGACTCTGTTGATGTTGTGGGTCGTTTGAGCCATACAGAGACAGAAGATGCGCTCTTGAAAGGGCAGTTTGTCTTCACTGCTCGTCGTGGCCGTGCGGTAGTTGAACAAGATATCAACTCACACGTCAGCTTCACGATTGAAAAGAACCAAGATTTCCGTAAGAACCGTATCTTGCGCACCTTGGACGATATTGTGAACGATACTCGTTATGCTTTCTCTGAGTATTTCCTTGGAAAGGTAAGCAACAACGAAGATGGACGTCAAGCGTTCAAAGCGAACCGTATTCGTTACTTTAAAGACCTTGAGGCTCGTGGTGCTATCGAAGATTTCAAAGTTGAAGACATCGAGGTGCTACGTGGTGAGTTGAAAGAGTCTGTAGTGGTTAACGTTAAAGTGAAACCAGTGGATAGCATGGAAAAACTGTACATGACAGTTACAGTAGAGTAGGAAAGGAGACAGTATGGCTTTTTTAAAAGGTCGTGACGTAATCAGCGGTCAGGAAGGTACCGCTTTTATTCACATCGACGGAAAAAATGAGTTCATGTTCTATATCAAGGAACTTGAAGCGACAGTTAAGAAAAACAAAGAAGAAGTCCGCACCCTTAACAAACGTGGTACGCAAGTAAAAGCGACTGGTTTCAAGGGTGAAGGTAAGATGACCATCTACGGTGTCACTTCAACATTCAAGGAAATGATGTTGGACTACATGAAGAATGGTCGTGATACATTCTTTGATATCCAAGTTACCAATGACGATGCGACAAGTTCAATCGGTCGTCAAACAACTATCTTGCGTGAATGTAACCTTGATGAAGTTGTGATGGGTCAACTAAAAGTTGAGGAAGATTTCTTGGAAGAAGAAGTCAACTTTACTTTTGAAGATGTGGATATTTTGGAAAAATCAGTTATAAAAAGCTGTATCGAAAGGGAATTGATTGAAGAAATAAAGGATACTACTGAAAAAGTGGTATCCGAAAATTTAATCGAAGAAAATAATCAAGATACCGAAAAAACTGATAAAGAAAGCAAAAAGAATAAAAATAAATAGGTGA